CATTTGGCGTTGATTTTGACTGGATTCAAGGATCGCTACCAAAAGATATGATGAGCGGTATGTTTAAAAAGTTAAAACAGGCTGCTAAAGATCTATTTACGTCTTGGTTTGATGATGCAGGTGGCGGTTCATTTGGAGGCGGCGCTTCAGGTAAATGGGGCGGAGATATCAAAAAGGCCCTGAAACTCGCTGGATTGCCAACGACAAATGCGTACGTCAACGCGTGGAAAAAACAAATCCAAACAGAGTCTGGAGGAAATCCTAAAGCGTTAGGTGGTACAGATGGTTTAAATGACGGTCGGGCAAAAGGACTTGTACAGGTTAAACCGGGTACCTTTAATGCACATAAATTAAAAGGTCATGGAAATATCTGGAATGGCTTAGATAATTTAATTGCTGGTATGCGATATGCTAAAAAACGCTACGGTAAAAGCAGCATGCTTAGTTTTATTGGTAAAGGTCACGGATATTCCACGGGCGGACTTATCAATACGCCTGGTTGGTATAACCTAGCCGAAGATGGACACGGAGAATATGTTATTCCTCGTGACCCTAGTCGTCAGTCAGACGCCATGAAGCTATTAGCCATTGCAGCTAATGATATCGAAAATAATGATAAGAAAAATAAGCGTCCAAATCAAATGCGGTCGCCAGTAGGTAACAATGGCAGTAATGATAATTCAGAATTACTACTACAAATGATTGAAAATCAACAAAAACAAATTAATGTATTAACTCAAATCATGCGCAGTAATAAAAACATCGAAAAACAACCCAAGGGTTTCTCAGAACGTGATGTCAGCCAAGCACAAGGGAAACGCTGGGCAATGGAATCTTATATTTTAGGAGGTACTTATTAGTTTGCAAAAACAAGCAAAAATATTTAATGATGATTTTAGTTGTACGCTAACTGATATTCAAAATTTAATACTCCTGGATTTCGAAGAAGAAGATGTGGAAGTAAATGCCAATACACAAGAAATAAGCGGCACAGATGGGGTAATATTAGGACCGACAACGTTTGGTTCTTTTAATTTAGTCTTAAACTTTGCCTTTAAAGGTGTAGATAAAAAAGACTTAAGATTAATCAAGCAAAAATTAAGAGGCTTGCTGTTTCGACGGAAGCCTTTTTTTGTTTGGCATTCGGATATGCCAGGTAAGAAATACGCTGTCTATTGTGATAGTGCCGAAAATGAGGATTTAACCAATTCGTTTGCAACCTTTGCTGTTACTTTTGTTGTCTATAAAGGTTACTCAGAATCTCTGTATGACACAGACAATTATAGTTTATCAGATGGTTTGTGGCAGTTTGAAAGTGGTGTTTTACCAGACGAAAATATAAAGTACGAACATGATCGGCAAAAATTTTTAATCCTAAATGGGTCTAACGATACGATCAACCCACGTTTGCGACATAAATTAAAAATCTATATGCGTTTAGATGCGCCGAATGGTTTTGAGCTAATAAACACAACAACTGGTGACATTTTTAAGTACAAAGTTGCTATTGATAAAAACGATCGTTTACTTATTGACGGTGCTTATCCTTGGCTACTACATGATCTACAAGACAAACGCTGTGGACGGGATACCAACCATGGAGTTATTACACTAGCACCTGGCATTAATAAATTTGAAATATGGGGGAATGTAAGCAACACACATACCAAATTCACATTCCCTTTCATATATCGTTAGAGGTGGTTAAATGAATAATGTTGATTTAATCGTAACCGACTTAAACGAAAAAAAGTCAGAGCTACTACTGGATTTTGCTTACGATACTTTTAAATATGATTATCAAAGGAATTCCACTCGAACTATTAGTTTTACAGCTTATATGACCAATTACAACGTGGATGTATACAACATGTTGCAAAACGAATCTTTTATCGAATACGAAGGTCAGCGATATGTTATCAAAGACACAGATCCTAAAATGGTGGGACATCTGCATACAAACGAAGTTACTGCACATCATATTATGTTCGAATTTCAAAATCATTATATCGGAAAAGATTTAGTAAACGAAGAACTAAATAATAACGAAGAGGCGGAAGATGAAGATACTGATGCTTCCAATTTATATACGGTTAAACAATACTTGGATTACGGTTTCAAAGGAAATGTTTTAGGATATAGCTACGAGATTGTAGGAAGTTTTGACCAAGCTAAACCAGTCGATGAAATAGGCGGAAAAAATGGTATAGAACATTTAAACGAAGGTGCTGAAATATTTGGCTATATTTATTTCGCAGATAATAAAAAAATTTATATTTATGATGAAGATAATTTTTATAAACAATCTGATTTAGTTATAAGGCATTTATACAATACAGATGAAACAAGCGTATCCGTTAACACCAATGACTTAAAAACCAAAATTACCGGTTATGGAAAAAAGAAAAGTAAATCTGAGACAAAGAACTATTCGCCTATAAAACCTCCGGATATGGCTTACAGCGGTTCTTTTATAAAAGAAGGTACGTGGCGCACTGAACAAATCGGTGCGTCTTTTTCGTGTGATCTCGAGTGTAAGTGGGGGAATGAGACGGCAACGTTTAAGCTCAAAAAAATGTCCAAAGGTGGTGTGATGACTTTATACTTTGATAACCAAAAACTCGGAGACTACTCTTGTTATAGCAGGACTTCAACGTCTGAAGATATTGTTTTAGGTACACGTCTTTCCAAAGGGAGCCATGCTTTCAGGGCTGTATTTAAAGGTAAAGAAAGCGGCGTGGATTACAAAAATTCTCAACCTTGTATGTATGTGGGAACTGAAAAAAGTAGTGTCATAAATACTACAGCGGTACTAAAAGGCAAAGATGTTTATCACGCAGTAGAAACGTATACCTCCCCTAACGCCGAAGTTTTTGGCATTCGAGAAGCACCTGAGTACACGAATGATAAAGTTTTAGATAGTGCACAGCTGCGCGAAGAGTTGGCCAAAGAGTTATCAGACGAACCTGTGGTCGAATTGTCTACCAATTACATTGATACAGAAATGATAAATGAACGTGATTCGGTTTGGTTTATTCATGAAATTATGCAATTTGATACAGAACTAAAAGTTGTCAGCTTGACCAAACAACATCCGTACATGAATGCTCCTGATGAGATTAGCTTTAGCAACGACAAAAATGACATCATACAGGTCCAGCAAAACATCAATAACAAAATAAAAAATGTTGATAAAGCTTTGGACAGAAGTCGAATTAATAATTTAAATGATCAAGAAAATAATGATTATGAAATCGTGGGGAGCGTGATGATCGATGGCTAAAGAAATCGATATTGTAAGATGGCGATTTAATGGTGAAGATGCTTTCCCACAAACACATGCTGATGCTGTTGTTGGTTTAGATGACTATGTTGAATCTTTTTTATCAGGAAGCGGCGCTTGGGTTACACTACCATACGACAAAAAGATAAGTAATGGTTTTGAAAATGCGTATAAACGTTTTGGATCAAGTTTATCAGTACGTATAAATTTAAAAAACATTAGTGAGAAAAGCACTATAAAAATCCCTGTTAACTTGCGATATCCGCAAGAATTTATGCTCAATACTAACAAAAAACCGATAAAAATTACAATTGGTACAGATGGAAAAATTACTTTTAGAATAGCAGAATACAACGATGATTGGAGCCCTGAAGACTATGTCTATCAAGAGCTCTTTTTTTATACAGATTAGGAGGTGTGTTATATGAGACTACAAAAAAATTTAAGTAACAAATTGGGGCAGGATTTCAGACGACAAAACATCGGAAATTACACAACAATCGAAAAGTCAATCAACGATATTTTGGACCAAATAAAATCTCATAAAGCAGACGAACAAAAAGCGCACGATGCCAAGCAAATCAAATACCAAGATACAGATGTAGAAACAATCATCAAACATTACCTTTCACGTTATAAGAGCATGGTCGTAAGCGCTAGTGGAGAGGGTGAAGAAGAAGTCAGAGATAGTCGAACGTCAGTTGATGGCGAAAATCACGAATTGTTAGCTGAACGGTTACTACATGATTTTTTAAAGGTTAAACAAGATATTGAAACAGTAGATAAGAAGTTTATTGAAATTAACTTTGATACTTACTTTCCAGATAAAACAGGTCAGTTGCCTATGGGTGATTTAATTCAAAAAGCCTTAGATGATATTGGTAAGTCTGAAACTGGTACATTATACATTAAAAATGGAACGTATCTCATTAACAGACGTTTATATATACCAGAAAATACAACGATCAAAATGGAAAACAACACAGTCCTCTTGCGTGGTCACGCTGGAGGTTTTTTTGATAACGGTAATCCTTACGCTAATACAAGTGGTTATGATGGCCCAGGTAACATACATGTTATTGGCGGTACGTTAGACAATAACTACGAGGAAATTGATAAATATCCAACGAAACAAGTGAACATGGTAAATCTAAGACATGCTGATAATGTTAGTTTTGAAAATGTTACATTTAGAAATAGTATTACTAACCATGTGTTTGATATTAACGGAACACGAAATCTTAAAATTCTCAATTGTAAATTTGAAGGATATGTCAACCTCAATGGAAAAAGAGAAGCTGAAGCAGAGGCTATACAAATTTCAGAGTATATTCCAGGTGGTATTGATGGTGGTATCGTAGATGGTACGCCAATGCGTGATGTATTAATTGAAAATTGTAAGTTCTCACGATCTAACCAATTAGGTGGCTTTGATACTTGTATTGGTAACCACATTACTGCGCATGATGTGTTTAATGAAAATATTGAAATTAACAACAACGTATTTGAAGATTGTTTTATCGGTGTACGTCCTTATAAATGGGATATTGTTAAAATTGCAGATAATATTTTTAACCGGAACACCGAATGTGTTCGAATTTCTTCTGTCGGTGGTAATTACAGTGCGAGCGCTTCAGATGTTAACGGCATACCTAGTGGTGTGTCCCAAGCAGGTAATTTATACACAATCAAAGGGAATACATTCCGAAACTATAAAGCAGTTGCAATTGGTGCTTACGGTCAAGAATATGAAGATAGTCGAGGATATGTGGGTAATTTACACATTAAAGATAATACGTTCTTATGCGATAACAATGATAAAGGTATCAACATAGATATTGATTTATGTAGAATCGTTCATATCAAAGATAACTCAATGGAATATGCAAGACGTGGCGTTCAAATTAAAGCGTGTCACAATATTTACATTGATAATAACCACATTGAATATATGAAAACGGAAGGTATATATATCGTTGCTTCAACATATACTGGCTACGCTATGCAAACAAGACACTTACAAATCGCAAGCAATACGATTAATACAACAGGACGTAATGGTTATTATTTACAAAATGTTCAAAATCTATATGTGTTATCAAATAGTATTTCTAATACAAATGATGTTCAAGAAGGCGGGGCATTACGTGGTGGTATTTATTTAAACAAAGTTCAAGATGCACGTATTGAGAATAACGATGTTTGGGGTACTAAAAAAGACTTTGTAATACGTGGTTCCGAGTTAACAGGTGTTATAGTATTTAACAACGGTGGGCAAGGTGATGTTAAGCTATGGGGAGAAAACGCTATCGTTGGCTATTACAACGTAGCATCTGACGACAAAGTTTACAGATATGAAACAAAATCGAAAGGGTGATTAAATGGTTAACTTTGACGCTGTACCAAATAAAACAGCGAAAATAAAACTAGATACAAACGCACATTTAGAGTCACGTTCTGATTTGAACGTGGCTTTTTCTACTGGCGATCAAGACACTGCAATATTAAAATTTATTGTGATTCAAGATAACCAACCATTGTTATTAGGAGATGCGAACATTGAAAGTAATATATATTTAAAACATTCTAACGGCTCACATATTAGCCATCCATTAACAATTACTGATGGTTTTAATGGGGAGTTAGCGTTTCAATTACCTAATGACTTCGGGAAAATTCCCGGTAAAGTTACAGCGCAAGTCTATGTAGCTAGAAAAGGTGAATCACAAGCAATTGTAGCAGAACGTATATTCAGTTTCACAATTCAAAAGTCACTTGCTTGGGAATTTGACGCAGAAACAAAACTTGCTTACATTGTTGAATTTAATGAACTACGTGAATACATTTTAACTAGACAAAAAGAAATTGAAGATGCAATGGCTAACGCAGAGGATTATGTAACACAGTTAGAACAAGCTAGAGAAAAAGGTTTATCAGATATTGAAATTGCTAAAACAAGTAGTTTAGAAGAACTAAACAATTTAGCCGATACAAGACTTCAAGAAATTGAAACGACAGGCACGCAATACGTTAACGATTTAACAACTGTTCGAGATGGTATAGATGGCAAAATAGACCAATTCAATACTGATGTACAAGCCGAGGGTTACATCAAAGAACCTGACACTGCTAATTGGCAAAAATCTAAATTAACCGATGATAATGGATTATTACAATCACTAGATACTATCGACTTCAATAAGATAGATGAAAAGATAAAAGCAAGTGGTTTATTTTATGCTAAAAGTGTAACAAACGGACCTGCTGGTGATTATCAAACGGAAGGTAATATCACAGCTTATATATTCAACAATGGTAAAGATCGTATCACTTATCAACCACGTGGTACACATAAGATTTTCACTAAATATAAAACAGGTAAATTAAACGTTTGGTCTGATTGGTATGATTTAACTTATGATATGGAAACTACAGAGGGCGCACAAATCAAAGCAACGCAAGCGTTAGAAGAAGCTAAATTATATATTGATGAAAATGTATTTGATACAGGTTGGCAACCACTCACCGTTATGAGTAATGTTAGCACTGATGAAGATGCTGGCGCTAGTATGTACAGAGTAATAAACAATGTATGTGAAATTCGTTTCAACATATTTATTGATAAATGGACGAATGAGTTACCTATCATTCAACCTCCAGAAAACGCTAAACCAACGTCTGGATTTAGTTTTCTAGCTAGAACAAATGGTAGTAGTGGTAAGAATCCAGCAGTTATAAGTTATGACAGTGGTAAAAGTTATTTCAAAGTATGGACGAATGGGGATAACTCATTGAACACTGGTGATTACATTTACGGTCATGTTGTCTATATGGTGGGAGGTAGTTTAAATGTTTAAACAAGTATTTGATTATAACGGCAACCCTTATGTTTTACGCGTAGATAATAAAAACAATGTGTTGGAAAGTGAAATAGAAAAATACCAGTTGTATAAATTCACAGAAATCATGCCACCAAAAGAACTATATCCACCACGAACATTTGACGGAAGTAAATGGCATGGCGCAAGCGTAGAAGAATACGAGAACGGTAATAAACCACCAGTCATAACACCTAACGCTTTAGAAGCTATTGTGGCAGATTTACAAATGCAAATTGCTAAAGGTAACGCACAGTTAAAAGAGACCCAAAAACAGTTGGCAGAAGCGACGTTAGAAATTGCCAAGTTAAAAGGAGGAGATGAATGATGTGGCCAACTTTTGAAAGTATTAAATGGTTTTACGACATTGGTTGTTATACGGACAAAGACATTGCCACGTATGTGGAATTAGGTTGCATTACGTCAGAGCAATATTCTAAGATTACGGATGGAAGCGAACAAGAAAGGAGTTGATGCAACCGTGCCAATACGCAAGAAAGGCAACGTAGAAATCAAAACGAGCCCCAAAGGTGCCCAAGTCAAGCAAACCGGCTACACCTTTTACAGCTATGATAAAAATTCCGCTGCGCTGTATTTTAATTTCCGTGAAGAAAATGGCGAACCTACAGACCTAGCAAACGCCACTATACGCTTGGTTTTTGTGTTAAATGATAAAAAAATCACACCTAAAACCGATGATATCGAAATTTGGCTAGCTGTTCCTGGTACTGCTCGTTATATTATCCCCGAAAGCATGCTAGGACATGAGGGTAAAGTCACAGGTTACGTTTACCTGGAATTCAGCGACGGTAGCCACACGGACGAAGGACGGTTTACCTTTGAAATCAAACAGTCAATGATAACTGATATGTTGCCTGAAGCTGGGGAGCAATACGTAAAAGACTTTGAGGACATTAAAGCAGAAGTGCAAGAGGCAGCCGACGGTGCGAAAGAAACCATCAGCCAAAAGGTGACAGAGGTTTCTGATACAAGCGATAGTGCCGTATCCAAAGTAAACCAAGTAGCCAAAACCGCCGACCAAGCCCAAGGCGACATCCAAGCCTGCGTGTCTGACGTGCAAAGAAGGCAAGCGGGGGCAGAAAAAGACATAGCCGGTCTTGTCGAAAGTACCGAAAGCGCTCGAGATGAAGCTGTAAAAGCGATGAATGAACTAGATTATACCGACAGGAATTTGATAGTTCCTGATGATTTAATAACTTATAAGGCTTACAGTGAAATGCCAGTTGTAGAGGAAAATGGCAGGAAAATAACTATCGAGTATGTTTCTGACCAAACCACCACTGTCGCATTAAAGGGCAAGAATTTAAAACCTGACGGAAAATATACGCTATCTGGAAGGATAGAAATAAATGGGCAGCCCATTACAAGGGAAACTATTTCAAGACAAGTGATAAACACCCGACATGATAATAGTAAAAACGAACGTTTTGAAGTATTGAGTGATGGTTCTTTTATCGTGACCGAAACCTATGATTCGGAAACAGATAGCAATTGGATCATCCAAACGGTTTTTGATGGGATAAAGCCTGGAGATGTTATCGCTTTTTATGACTTGCAATTTCAACCGGGTTCCGTAGCCACGCCATGGCAACCGTCTTTCGGCGATTATGACGCTAAAATTAAAAAAACTTGAGAACGCCATCACAAGCTTAGGAGGAAGCATATAAAATGTTTAACATACAAGAATTTATCGAGGAAAACTTAACAGAAGGCTACTTAAAACGCGCCTTTTTTAAAAACCAAGTAAAAATCTTTGCCCTGAACTACTTAAATCGTGGGCAAATCGAGCAGGAATGCTTCGACAGGATAAATAAATTCGTAGAAGAAAACGAACCTTATCCGGAAGAAACTGAGGAAGACCTTGAACCGCCAAAAGAATAAAGCAATGAGGCTTGCCAAGCGGTAAGTCTCTTTTTATGGGCTGGTTTTGGGTTTTTATGTATGTAAGGAAGTGATGAAATGAAAGATGTAATTTTGCTCAAATGGAATAGTTTGGTTGTTTCGTTAGGAGGTGTTGTCTACGGAATAATTATGGTTGCTAACCCTGAAATGCTTGACCAGTATAAAAATTATGAAATTATCGGCGGTTTGTTTGATGGTACATTTTTAGCTTACGCCTTTGTAGTAATTGGGTTAATCAAAATATTAGGCATCATACTCAACAAACGATCCTTAAAAGTCCTGGGCATTTTCGGCCTCTTCTTTTTGTGGACAACGTTTAGCATATCCTTTTTTGTCATGCAGTTCCATGAAGGGTTTCCTACGGCAAATGGTGTATTATGTGCGATTCCAGCTTTAATTAGCATTGAAATTGCACTAAGTGAGGTGTCTTGATGGATTTGGCGAGTGTAATTACAGCTATCGGTGGTGCATTATCCACACTTATTCTTGGCTGGTTGTCTACAAAAGTGGATTGGAAAAAAGAAAAAAAGAAAGCTGAAATGCAAGAAAGTGATAACGCTGTTTCCCACATCCAGAAGTCTAACGACGAGTGGCAGGAACTTTATCATGATCAACGTGATGCAAATGTCCAATTGCAAAAGGATTATAACGAATTGCGCGCTCAAATGTTTTCCTTACAAAAAGAAATTGGCAGAGTGAATGAAAAAATTGAAGAGTTGAAAAAAGGGTTTAGTGAAAAGGAACAAGGATACCTTATTCAAATCGAAAAATTAGAAACTGAAAACGATGAACTGCGAGAAGAAAACGAAACAATGAAAATCGAGATTTATAACCTGAGAGGGGGTGAGTAAATGAGCTTAAACGAGTATCTTATACCTGTTGTGGTGGTTGCCTGCTTGGTTGTGGGTTATGTAATCCGAGTGACGCCGATTTTACAACCAGCTCGAGAATCTATCCCACTAATCGTGGGCATTCTAGGCGCTATTTTAGGTGGCGTTATTCAAGGCTTTACAGTCGAAGCTATCATAATGGGAGCAGTCAGTGGTTTAGCTTCCACA